ACACAGCAGCTGGAATGAAGGCAGCAGCGAAGGCCCGGAAGAAAAAGGCCAAGGCCAAGCCCAAGGCGAAATCGCGCAGGGGGCGCTAATGCCAGCCAAGAAAGATCCCAGACTAGCGCGTGCAGGCGTAACTGGTTACAACAAGCCCAAGCGCACGCCCAACCATCCGACCAAATCCCACGTTGTGGTGGCTAAATCGGGTGGGCAGGTTAAGACAATTCGTTTTGGGCAGCAGGGCGTAAAGGGGGCAGGCAAGAACCCCAAAACGGCCAAGGAGAAGGCGCGTAGAAAGAGCTACTACGCTCGTCATAACGCGCAAGATTCAAAGCCGTCGAAATTGTCGGCAAGATACTGGTCACACAAAACTAAATGGTAATGGGCGATGGAACCGGGCAGTGATCCTGTAACGATGTTGTTGACAACGGGTGGTGGTGGATTAGGCGGTGGTGCGATCACGGCATACGTGTTAACAAAGTTGGCCGGAAAAAACGGCAACGGCAACGGATCAGACGCAGTAGCAGAGATGCGAGCCGTAGCGCAGAAATTAGATCATACCAACGAGTTACTCAACGAACTCCTCCGCGCACAGGCGCGCATGGAGGGCTTACTACAACACCACAACCAGCGAGGTTAGCAATGACCGTATTAGAGCGTAAAGAGCAGATCCAAGAAGAGCAGCAGAAGGCGTTTGAAGAGTTGCAGGTTGCCCAAAATCGAGTAACGGAACTAACCGCACTTATACAGCGCCAGAACGGCGCTATAACGGCCCTACAGAGCGTGTTGGACGAGGAGTCGGGTGACAGCACTGAAGTTACCGAGGCCGTAGAGGAGCTTGTAGAGGCATGAATATTGGGACGATTAAATCGCTGGTTAAGGGGGTTGCTGGTAAGACGGCCTCACGGAAACTGGCGGTCACCGCTGCCGTGGGCGCTGCGGCTACAACGGGAGCAGTTGAACTAACATGGCCGATGGCGGCAGTAGCGATTGCGTATATCGTAGCACAGGCTGTGGTGGATGTCGCAGACGGTCGCTGAGACACGTCGTATAGGTGACAAAACACTCTGCACAGAATGGGATATTGGCGTAAATCACTGGGCTGGGTCGGTGCTGTTTATGTCCGATCAGCATTTCGACTCAGCCGACTGTGACCGCGCCTTACTCAAGCGTCACCTCGATGAAGCGCTGGAACGGGCCGCGCCTGTATATATGCTGGGCGATTGGTGGGACGCGATGGGGGGGCGCAATGACAGGCGTGGCTCAAAGTCTTCCCTGCGCCCCGAATACAAACGCTCAGATTATCTCAACGCCCTCGTAGAGGACACCGTTGAGTTCCTTACGCCCTATGCTCATCTGATTGCCGGATGGTGCAGGGGCAACCATGAAACATCTATCCTAAGTCACACAGAGTTCGATTTACTCAGCGCGACAGTGCAACAACTCAATGTGCGTACTGGCAGCGAGATACAGATCATGCCGTATACTGGGTGGATCATATTCCGGCCCTATCGCACCTGTAAAAGCAAGCGCGGTGACAACAGGCGCGTCATAGACAGTATCTGCGTGGCCTATTCACATGGCACAGGCGGTGGGGGGCCAGTTACAAAGGGTGTCATCGGCACAAATCGCAGAGCGACCTATCTGCCAGACGCTGATATTGTGATCTCTGGGCATATCCATGAATCGTGGATGGTAGAGCTACAGCGCGAACGCTGCACGGGCAACGGGCGCATCTACCAAGACACGCAATGGCATCTCCAGCTACCCAGTTACAAAGACGAATACAAGGGCGATAGTTGGTGGGTGCAGACGGGCAAAAGTCCCAGACCCAAAGGTGGTTGGTGGGTCGATCTATCCGTACAGCGCGGTCACCAGCATGGAAAAGAAGTTAGTATACAACCCAGAAGGGCCACATGAAAAACGCGCCGAGAGTCTATTAGAGTTGGCCCTCTAATTTCCCGACGCGTTTCAAACCCAAAATATTGTCAGCCAGACAAGCGAGATGACCACCAACTCTTTATTTTAGGTGAGGTTAAATATAAAGTTATTGCAATCTATAAGCAAGTCTTATATATGCCTCGTTTTAGCCACTTTGTAGTAATGCTCAAAATCTAATCCAACTTTATTGGTTAAATCCTCTTCATCAAACCATGTCCCTACAACCTTTCCTTCACCGTTAGGGCAAAATAATTGCATTGAATATGGTATCCAGTGGCTGATAAAAATAATCTTGCCTGTTTCCATTCTTTTACCTATTGATAAGATGTTTTCCTCAGATTGTTGCCTGTTTTTTGCAGACCTTTTTGCTCCTTTTAAATGCCGGGCCTGTGTGGTTTCCCAATCATTTTCCCCTATAGTCGCCCCTAAAGGTGTTTCAGTTACATAATACCTGCTTTGTATCTCACTACCTATTGTGTTTCTTTTTTTGATTTCGGGATACAACTGTATTCTTTTCATATATGCCTCGTTTTACCCACAAAGGCGTGAATCATATCACCCTTATAATAGCAGCTACCTATGTGTCTGGTGTGTAGCAGGGCATTATACTGGTCACCGTCCCTGTATAAAGATATGCTGTAATCAACCTCCTCGTTGTTTATTCGCTCAGAAAACCACACACAAGGCTGTCCGTCTTTGTCTAAGTCGAATCTAAGAATCTTAGAATAAAACGGCGCAGTAACCGTTTTCTCCTCAATCACATCTGGGTTGGGGATGGGGTGGGGTTTGATCTGGAAACTTTGCATTGTATTCTGACTCCCAATGAGGGTTAAATTTTGTTCGTTCGTCAAATGGTATCTCCCCCGGCGGCAAGAATGTAACCAGCGTCTTGCGCCTTAAATCGAATACCACTCTGTAAATAGTTAGGCCATATCTTACGTCATACAGCTTGATGCGGGCAGATTGCTTACCAAGCTGTATGGCTCCCTTCCTTCCTACTATCCTACGGACAATCTCTCTCTGCACATCGTCCGACATCCCACCATATCGCTGACCACCCCTTTTGTTGGCGTGGAATCGCTGGGCATCAGACTTACCTAATATCTTTTTAGGTTTAGCATTCTTGTGGCCTTTCTTTTTTCTAATCACCATGCACCTCTTTCATACGCAACCTATACTCGGCGTCATCGGCAAGCTTCTTTGCGTATTCTTGCAAGTCGGAAAGCTGACTATCTATTTCTTTCAAGTGCAGGTGGGGTAGGTTTTCAACTTCCATAGAGGTCTGCATATCTGCCTTGTTTAGAAAAACTCGCACAAGCTGTGTTTTATGTATCTCCGAACCATGCCACTCCATCCTGTCGTCCAGTAGGTCTTTATGTAAATGAGAAACACCAACGTATGTGGATGAATGGGCGCAGCCGGGGACTAAGCAAAGCCACTCTTCGTAGAAAGAATTCTTGTGTAATATACTCTTACTTTCGTTCATTTTTTTCCCACCCTCTGGTTACAACGCCGTCCCGCTGTCTTTTTATTTGCCACTCACGCCTTCTCGCTTGATAGTCTGGCATACCCAACGGTTCTAAGGTGGTCTGATTGGGTGTATCTCGTATCCTGTCCAGTGTAGGTATGGTTGGTAAATAACTCTCTATTGGCTTTGGTAGATTTGGCTTACCTGCTCCCTCATATAAGTCCATCCACCTATCTCTAAGAATCTGCTCAATAGCCTCTGCTGTCGTCTCCTGTATGATCTCTACAGCCAGCACATTCTCAACCTGCCGTATTAGTGGTTCTATCTCCTTTGTAACCGTTACTCGCCTCGCTGCTTCCAACAACATACGGGCCGTTTCATGCCTATCCATCTTATCCATAAGGTGTTATCCTCCTATCAGTTTAGTTTCAGCGGCATCCAAAATGCGCTGCCACTCTTCCTTGGTGAAATAATCTTCTTCGTAATACACTCTGAAATCGCCCTCTATCTTCCCAATTACGATATTGGGCGCAACGGAGGGGTGATTCAATGCTGATCTCACACCCGGTATTATCTCCGCTTCAATCGTCAGTCGTATGCCCGGATAATCTCTATCATCAAAGATATAATCAAACGTCGCTGTCAAAGTGTAACTCCTTTGCGTTTGTTACATCTATGAATCCATTGTCCCTTTCTGCAATACCCGTCTTGTTACAGTTGTTCGGGGTGACCGTCCTGTCTACTCTGTACGGCACAACCATTTCCCCCCTCGCGTCTGCAATCTGTATCAGCAAGGTTCGATCCAGCAGCTTAAAAGCAATAAACGACGGAACAGCTTGTATGCGACTCAACTCAATAGTCTCTGATATTTTCCTATGTGTAACTATAATCTCGTCGTTGTATTTGTGGCTTAATGCTTTGCGTGTTATGTTGCGACATCTGACCTCAATCAACGCCACGGTCTTTTTATCTCTGCAAGCCATGTAATCCACAACAGCTGTCTTGCCGCAATCAATCATCTCTACGCCATATTTGCGTTCAATCAGTTCAGCTACCTTGTGCTGATTTTTTATGTAACCAATGCCCAATGGCGTGTCTGAGTTTAACATATAATCTCCTTGTTTAGGATAACGTTTCTTCGTCTGGAAGTAAGTTGCCTTTACGATCAAAGAATAGGAATCGACCCCATATTGCCCGCTGTGTCCTCCCGTCCATGAGGTCGATATAGTGGTATTTAAGAGATGCTGTTTTTAGCGCCTCTCTCGACTCCGGTATCTCTTCATACTGCAATGCTCTAATCTCTGCCATACGTCCCATAGTGCGCCTGTCCATAGCTCAGTAGATCCGAGGGGAAACAACAAGGCTATAGGTGTAGCCTGTTGTCCCATACTCTTAGCTCAGTGAGTCGTCGGGTTTCTGTCGATCTGTGATAGCGTTAGATAGCAGCTTGCGAGTGCCCTGCCACGATGCCCAAGCCCCAACGCCGTCTTTAGATAGGGCGGTGGCGTATTCGTCCTCACGATACGCGCCTTCCTCGAAAAACGGTATGCAACCTTCCCAGCGTTGCCTCTTCCTCAAGCTTTACCGCAAACCAGTTACGGATGGATATTTTTTAGCTACTGTATTTTATAGATGCGAACTTCCGCTCGCGGGTGCTTCTTATCATAATCCTTTCTCGCTTCTAACTGGACGATCTGCACATCATCATCGTATGCAATGCCGTTCAGTGCATCTAAGATGCTTTTAATTAGGTTATCTAAATCTACTCTGTGTCGCGTTGACCGATAGAAATCAACCTCAACTCTAATCATATCACTGACGCGCTTTATGCCCTGCGACACAGCCTCACTGGCAACCAGCTCTTCATAATCCAATGTGCGCTGCGGTGTAAACACGCGACGCCGATAGCCTAATCGTGGACGGCCCTTTGGTATTGGGTTACCTGTGACACAGAAAGAAAAGTCTGGGTATGGTGATATGCTCACTGTTAGACTCCCCAGCATAACAGTAAAGCACTACACATTGTATATTCCACTGCAATTCCCCGACCACAGCGTTTCTGTGGATCTACAGAGCAATAACAAGCGAATTTTCACCATACCCAGATTCATTTAGAACGGTAAATCGTCAGTGTCTTCTGGCGGTCTGTTCCCGCTGATGGTCTGCACTTCCGCAGGTGGCTCCGGTGGCGGCTCACCAATATCTCCCGTTGACATCTTCTCTATCACCATGTAACCAATAGCCTCTCCCGCCGGAGGGGTGTCTATCTCTACGCTTACGGGTGAACTGCTCATGTCTGCACGTTGACGCTCGGCTGACATATACATAGAAACAGCGACCTTCTCTCGCTCTGCTGCCGTGTAACTATCGGGGCAAATCTTTTCAGCGGCGTAAACTGCTGCGGCCATCATGCTGACAATCGACGTCCACTTATCTTCTCCATCAGCCGGAGCCACTTGGGGCGTCTGTTGCTGTGACTGTGAGGATTGCGCAGCAGGGGCTGAACCGTTGACCCCCAACGTCATCTCTATGGTCACAAAGCCGTTCGAGGCGTCATCCCACTGGCGCATCTCCAACGGGTAATCAGATCCGTCTTGCTCTTTCTGCACTTCATACATCCGGGGGCTTCGCTTGGTGATGCGAACACGCCCACCGCTTCCGGGCCAGTTGGCGGCGATAGCTTCGGCCAACGGTTTCGATGCGTTGATGCGGCCCTCTTCGCAATCAAAGCGATAGTATGGATCGCCGCCTCGCTGTGACTCGCACTGTGTCACGTTGCCATATTTGAACGTAACGCTGGTGGGTGCGTTATCGCCAAATTTAATAGTGTTGCTGTTCATATATCCTCCGCGATTTAGGGTAATCAAAATAGCACACAATCAAATATATATACATAAATGCCAATATGCAAGGATTATTTGCGTAAAAAGTGGCAATCTATACGGTTTATTGCTATATTAGTTTAAGTGCAATCAAAAACACAACTGCGCAATGCCCCCATAATTTTTGGGGGAAAGGCGCGAGCAATGTACCAAAAGCAATCAAATAGGAGTGCAATCAAGATGACGGTAACACTGAATAAAATGCGGATTGAGGCCCGCTTAAAAGAAATGGGCTTGAGTCAGCGAAGCGCATCGGAACAGATGGGCATGGGATATTTTCATTTCAACAGGTTAATGAATGGCGCACCGTTCTCATCAACAACATTGGGGCGAATATGCTCCAATCTAAAACTCAACCCGGAGGATTGTGTAACCCATGCAGAGTAATCAAAATGCAGATATGGTAACACCGTACAAGTTACTGGCAGCGTCTGTAATCAAACAGGCTGTGCATGAATATCGCAAAACGCTGGTGCGCGAGGCGATGGGAACCAATCGAACGGGCGAAAAGGTTTACGGTGTTAGGCGTGAAAGCTCCGACGAACTGTGGAGGTTTATAATCAACATGAAAAGCCCCTTCCACAGGTATTTAGATTTGGATGAAGATGCTTATCATGCGATGGCGGGAAAAGCACAATCGGACGCACAGATAGAAATAGATGGAATGCGTAACAAAAAGCGGTACACAGAATGTGGGTGGGGCAAAAAGACACCCCCCGAACCAGAATAACTGGCCGAGGGGTTGCTTGTAACTGGCGGGATGTATTACTAATTGACTCTATATGCATACGGATGTAGTGCGCAAGCTGTCGCGGCGTCCATCAATTCAAGGTCTTCAAAGTCATTTTCTTCCATTTTTAAAATGGCGTTTATGTAATACTTTGCAGCGCGTATTGATGTTAGAAAGGGACGCTGCCCTGCGGCCTTATCTATATCGCCTTCGATCGCGTAGACTTTGCGTATTCCGTTCGGTGTGTCCGTCGTTATGTCTGTGCGCGTAATTGTACAGCCTTTATATTTCATTTTCGCCCTTTGTTTTAGTCGTTAAATGTATAAGTTGAGGGTTATACCTTCCTGTTTCACTGTCGTAGAAAGCGTTTAATCCTTGTCCAGCGATATGCGCAACGGCATCATTGAAATTACTGTTGCCGCTCATCTCACCGTTTTTAATTTTATTGTTCCAAATATCACAGATGTCAACGCGCTCTTCTGCCGTCATTGATGTATTTGTATATTCCCAGTAATAGGAAGGGAGGAAGTAGGGTTTTCCATTGCTATCGGTGCGTGGCCGTATGCCATCGGCTACCATTTCGCTCTGTATCTGTCGCATTCTGTCGCGTGTCATGCGTTTACCTCTTCGGGTTGCGTCTCTCTATCAATCTTATATACATCGGGCCATAGCCATGCCCTGTAGGCCATAGCATCAGCCAGTGCGATAAACTGCCGCACGTTTCCATCATCATCTAACATATATACCCCGCTGTCGCGCATCATAATCGAACCGTAAAACGCCTCCACTGGAAACTCGCGGGCTGTAACTGAGTTTGTAATTACGTTATTATTATTATTATCCATCGTTTTCATCTCCCATATTTTTTAGTGTGTCTATAATATCGTCAAGTGTATAAAGGCGCTGAGTCGAATCTTCGCCCGCATCCCATTCCGGCATATGGTCAACCAGCTGGTCAAACATATCACTATCGCCGCACTTGCGTTTCAGTAACTCAAACATCAGCCCCGTAAATATAGTCGGGTCGTTGTCGAGTAACTGGCACAGTAACATGTGTATCTGTGCGCCTGTGCCATCAACCATGCCCAGACATTTGCCATCGCCCCCGTCGTTACATTCCCCCATCGCCAGTAACACAAACCCAGACAAATCTCCGTGCTGTTTAACGAATTCATCAACATTCTCAACCAACTGATTTTTTAAGTTTCGCATTAGTATTCCTCTGGTAATAGTAACGTGGTCGCGTGGCGTCTGCCTGTCGCGTCTTCTGCCTCTGTGATAATCCATAACTTGCCGCCATCGTAAGACGACACCAAGCGGCTACCGTCTTTTAGTGCTTGGTCGTTGGCCCTGTCGTCTTCGGGTGGAACGTCTCCCCAATCGCCGTGCATGTGGCGAGTGAGATAGTGAGCCATCTCGTCCTGCTTGTAGTTAGCAACGGCCCCTTGCGTTGCCGATATGGTTCCTAATCCTATCACATAACCCCCCGTAGTTGGTGCGGCTCCATTGCCACATTGCTAATATAATAGCTAATCAAGGGGCTGTCAAGGGAAAGTTTAGGGTAATCTAATCAACGCCAATCAACTTGGGTCTAATCAAAAAGCATGTAATCAAAATGGGTTGTAATCGAAGTGGGCCGCAATCAAAACGCAATCGAGCCAGTTATATGCCAGTTACAAGGGCGCAATGTAACCAGTTACAAGCGAGGCGGGCGCATAGGCGAACACACAAAACGCCCCGCCGATAGACTCAGACGGGGCGCTTGTAACTGGCTTGGGCGGGTTACGGCGGGCGTTAGTCCATGCCTAAATCAGACGGCATACGGATACGGCGCCCGTTACATAGCTTGGCAAGTAATGCGTTCTGTTCGTTTCTGTCGGTTATATGATACCCTACCGCCTTGCAAAGTTTGACTATATCGGCGTCGGTCAGTATAACTACCGCGCCGCCCGTCGCGTTGTTGCCCGTCGTTTCTTTACTCATAACATATACCCCTTTTGATAATGTGAACGAGGCGCCGTATACGCCCCGTTGGCCTGTCTCATCAGCGGCGGGTGGCTACCCCAACCGGACGCCCCGCAACGCCCCAACGGGGCGCTATGGCGGCGTTTCGACTATACTATATCGTCGAGCAGCCCATTCGACGCCTCGACCACCCGCCGCAACCCGTCGGTGGGCGTTAGTACCTCCTCGACCGTCGGCAATACTATATCGGCGCTAACGCTTGCCTCGTCTAATAGCTTCTCAAAATTGGGCGCCTGTCCGTAATTTTCAAACTTCGATTCAATATCGGCGGGTAGCGTTTCGCTCCATGCAAACTCAATGCGGCGACACATAGCCGGATGCGTTAGTGCAAAAGCGACGGCATCATAGTCGATAACGCCGCCCGCCCGTTTAAGTGTTATCTCATTTAGTAACGCCGTCGTTTTGTCCCTACTGACGGCGCCCATATACGCCCGTAATTCAACGCTATAACCCGCCGCCTCTAATGCTTGACAGGCCGATAGAATACCCGCGCCCGCATTTACAAAACTACGGGCGTTCACATAATACGCCATAGCAACGGGGACCGCTATGCTGACGACCGGCGCGGGTACCTCGTCGTCCAAATTTAACATATTGTACGGGTCGCCCGTCAGATATGCGCCGACGTCGGGCGCCGCGCCGACGACGTCGTGCACTAACTCAACGCCGCAATTACTCCACGATTTATTAGCGGCGCCCGTCGCGTCTAATAGCTGTTCGCGCCCCGCCGACCAACCAAAACGTGCAAGCTCTAAGGCGCCGTCGTAACCCGCGCTCAAATCCCACTCCTCTGACGCCGTATTAGTTACTGAGGCGTCCTGTTCCCAATTGCGCGGCGCCGTTTCGATATAGTCTAATAGCTCGTCGTAACCGTACGACGCCCGTATTATTTTGCATTTGCGCGCCATTATTCCACCTCGTTATTTTCGCCGTCGGTAACTACGTGCTGACTAATACGGCGCCATGTTCCGTCGTCGATACCCGCGCCGCATATCAATTTAATATCGTCAGACGTTACTCGATACCCGCCGTCAACAAGCTTGACTATGCGACGCCCCGCCCGCATACCAACGACGTGGTTTATATTTAGCTCGTCTACGGCGCGGCGTATGCGGCGCATATTGCCGATAAACTCGGTGCGATCAGCGCGGCGGGTATCGTCTGATGAGTTAGCCCGACGGCGCATAACTTTTTTGATGCGGCGCTCGCGCTCAGTTACCGTTTCAGCGTCGGGTTCGACGCCCAATATAGCCGATTCGAATACCTCGTCATAGCCCATAGATAACTGCACAAAACGGTCGAGCGTCGCGCCGTCGAGCGCGTTACGCCCGACATAGGTACGATCGGCGCCCCGTCCCCATGTATTAGCCGACGCGACGATTAAACAAGAGGGATGCAATTCTATAGACTCGCCGCCGGGTAGCGTCAGACGTCGGTTGTCGAGCGCCTCATGCAATACCGTTAATGCTTTAGGGGAGCTACCGTCTACCTCATCAAACAAAAATAGGCCGCCGCTCTGACAAAAGCGTGAGAAAGAAGTTTCCACCCGATCTCCACTTGCCGACACAAAACCCGTTAGCTCATATGGCGTCTGACAGGCGCCGACGCTGTAATAGTCAAGGCCTAATAGGTCAGCGGCGGCACGTACGGCGCTCGTTTTACCACTGCCCGCCGGACCAATAAGCGCGACGTTTTCACCAAGCGACAACCATTTAAATAGCGAGTAAAAAACCTCGTGCGGCGGGTTGTCGTCGCTGATTTCTTTTAAACGCTCGACTATGGTATCGTCGGCGGGCGTGTCAATTTTTGGATTGTTAAACGTCGCGCCGTTATTTTCAGCGGCGGCGGCGTTGGCGGCGTCAAGCTCGTCGGTTACGTCGGTATAGGTAGCGTAACCCGCACCGCGTAGAATCGTATCAACGGCGCCGATGGTAGCGTCGTTGGCGGGTGGCGTTCCGGGCGTCTGTTCGGGTGTATCGGGCGTCGTTTCGTCGGCGTCCGTCGTCGTCGTTTCCTCGTCGGCGGGTATCCCTTCAGCGGCGCGGCGTTTCTGTTCGCGGTATTTTTGCATATAGTGCTTGTTGCAGTAATACCCCTCGTTACCCGCGCCGACGCCGTCGGATTTACCCTCTTTTGTTGCCTGTTCGGTACAGCCATCGTGCTGACATAAGCTAGACCATGAATTGCGTGACATAATATGTAACTCCATTGTAAAAGGTGAATGCGGGCGCCTCGTGCGCTCGACATAGTAAAGATATATAGATATTTAGCAATGGTCAAGCATAAAAATACATATATATAGGGCAAAAATACGGGCGTCTGATGGCGGCGGGCGCTATGTCGGCGCGTTGGGTAGCCCATGCGGGCGTCATGGGTTATGATGGCGTCGGGGCCTATGGGTTAGGGGTTAGGGGTGGATATGTAAAACGGCGCATGGGCGCAATCCATAATCCAAAATACGCGAGGCGCTGACGTCGCTCAACGGGTTACTGGTTACGGGGCGCCGTCGGCGTTGGGCGGGCGTGTAATTGGGGCGGGCTGGCTGGCTGGCGTAACTGGTTACGGGCCAACGGGTTACGGCTGGCCGCTGGCTGGCCTACCCGGGAACAGGCGAACCGACCCGGCCCCGCCTAAAAACGAACCGAACCCGCATATACTCACCCATACATGGCCGTTGCAGCCACCAATTTTTCAAAAGTTGGCAACTCGACCAGCCACATGGCGCCGGTTGGCGTATCGGCAGTGGGTAGTAGGTGGTGCTGGTAGGTGTATGTACTAGCTGGCTGTGTACTGCTGGTTGGTTGGTAACTAATACATCGGTGAGCGTTTGTAGTTGGCAGAGCTTGACCAAGCCTTGGTCTTACCCTGCCACTCTGTGCTGTTGGGATTTTCTGGCTAATACATCGGAGCCGCGCCCGCAACTGGCATCCATCGCTTTGCACAGCGACTGTGGAATGAGTGGCGCTTTTTACCCCGTGCAAGGAGCCGTAACAGGAATTGCCGCTTTCGCTTTAACCTTGGCTGTGTGTACGATTGCCTCACCCGGTCAGCCACTTCTACACAGCACCCCGGTCGCGCTTTAATGTCCCGATGCTGTGCGTGTATATGATACTAAAATCGACCCTCTGTCGTCAAGGGGAAAAACGCGGAATTCTAAAAAAAACGTGTCATTCTTACAAATAAATTTTATTATGTAAACTAAAACTGCTTGACATATTTTTGTGATTGTGTGATATTGGGCGTATGGTTATAGACTATACAACGCAAGAATGGCCCCAAGAGCGCTGGCCCAACTTTAGCCCAGACGAGCTTCGATGCAAAGAGACGGGCGAGTTGGTGCTATGCGAGGACATGATGGATGCGCTTCAGCAGATGCGCCATGAGTTGGGATCGCCGATGACGATATCATCGGGGTATCGCAGCCCCAAGCATAGCATTGAAGCGGCCAAGATTGCTAAGGGTGGCCCCGGTGGAGCGCATACAACGGGCAAAGCGGTCGATATTGCCTGCGACAGGGCGTTTGCTTACCAAGTGCTGTCATCGGCTTTACGCGCTGGTTTTACAGGGATCGGCATTCAGCAGAAGGGCGTGAGTCGTTTTATCCATCTGGATTACATTCGTCCCGGCGATGGGTTCCATGTCGCACGTCCGTCCATCTGGAGCTATTGATGGCGAAGCGTAAGGCCAAGCCAAAAGCAAAGTCGCGTGTCAATGAGGCTGGTAATTACACTAAGCCTACGATGCGTAAGCGATTGTTTAACCAGATTAAGGCTGGGTCAAAAGGCGGTAGCGCAGGTCAGTGGACGGCTCGTAAAGCACAGATGCTGGCTCGTAAATACAAAGCAGCAGGTGGGGGCTACAAAGACTGATGGCATTAGCCAAAAGCCAAAAAAGTCTAAAGAACTGGACGGCGCAAAAGTGGCGCACTAAGTCTGGCAAGCCATCTACCCAAGGTAAAAAAGCTACGGGCGAACGTTATTTGCCATCAGCAGCAATAAAGTCATTGTCTGCATCTGAGTATGCAGCTACAACGCGCAAGAAACGCAAAGATACCAAAGCTGGTAAAAAGGTATCTAAGCAGCCCAAACGTATTGCAAAGAAAACAAAGCGGTATCGGTAATGGCTCTGTCTGAGTTACAACAGCAAGCTGTTCAGCTTGTGTTATTAGACCGTTGGAACCCCAAGCTGGCAAACGATAAAATTGCCAAGACGCTGGGCGTAGACAAAACAACGGTGTTTCGTTGGCGCAAAAACGCGGAATTCAAGGAAGCGCTGCAAAAAGAGTTAGAGCGTGACCGGGCTGACTTTGATGAAATACCGTTGGCTTGGCGCAAGAATCGCGTGCTGTCACTGGAAAAGTTGTATCACAGCATACCAGAAAAGCGCGTTGCGCTAAAGCTGCGGGTGTTGCGTGAAATACGCGAAGAAGTGGGCGATCACCGGATACAGGTGGATCACACGATAGAAGTAAAAGGAGCCAATCTTCCTCCACGCGCTAACTCGTATGAGGAATGGCTCAAACAGAATGAGCAGATGGTAGAGGCGCAATACAGCGTAGACGAGGCAGCTGGATGAAGGTTAGACGCTTGCCTAACGTAGGGCCAACGCACCACAGGCAGTATATTAACAGCAAGGGCAGTTACATTAAAAACGGACGCACAAGCTTGCCAAGCCGAACGGATTCGCGTCATCCAACGATTGTTTCTTCGTGGGCTTCATTGCATAAAGAAAAGAATCGCAATAGCTTTCATTTGTGCAGAGGTAAATACAACAAACAATGACGTGGAAACCGCAACCGGGGCCGCAAGAAAAGGCCATTCGCGCCTCGTTTGTAAATGAACTGTTCTTCGGTGGCGCTCGCGGAGGGGGTAAGTCCGAGTTTTTGCTGGGTGATTTCCTAGCCGACGTAGACACGTACGGTGAGCATTGGAAAGGCGTGCTGGTACGGCGAACCTACCCAGAGTTAGACGAGATCATTGATCGCTCTCGCCAAATTTTTAGAGATGCGTATCCAGATGCCGAATACAAGGTCGGCACACATCAATGGAATTTTAAAAACGGCGCTACGCTGAAGCTGCGCCACTTGGAAAACGAAGCAGACGCTGACCATTTCCAAGGCCAGCAGTATACATGGATCGGCTGGGACGAGTTGACGTCTTGGGCAGACATGAAAGCGTATCACAAGCTGAAGGCCTGTTTGCGAACGGGCGCAGCGGAAGTGCCGACCAAGCGGATACGGGCTTCTGGTAACCCCGGTGGCCCGAATCACAACAACGTCAAGAGTTACTTTATTGACTCGTCGGAAGAATCTACCGTTATTACGGGTGACGACGGCATGACGCGAATGTATATTCGCAGTCTTGTAACTGATAACAAGATTTTACTCCAACGCGATCCGGGTTACATTAAACGGCTTGAAGGCGTTGGCGATGAGCAACTGGTCAAAGCGTGGTTGGAAGGCGATTGGGACTCCTTCGTCGGCCAATATTTTACCAACTGGAACGAGCCGCGCATACTCGTCAACAGTTTTGAAATACCCACGCATTGGCCGCTTTTTGGCGCGATGGACTACGGTGAGGCAGCTCCAACGAGCTTTGGCTTGTATACCGTAGACTACGACGGCAACGTGTATCGCATCAGCGAGTATTACCGCGCTAATGCTACGGCATCACAGCACGCTGCCAATATTGTGGAGATGATCGAAAGTTGTCCGTTTACGGGCGGTCGTTATCCACAGGCAACGTATTGTGACCCGTCGATGTTTGTTAAGCGGCGTTTAAGCGAGGTAATAAACCACTCGCCAGCGGATGTGTTTGCTGAAAACGGCATCTTTTTGACGCGAGCCAACAATGACCGGGTAACTGGGTGGCGCGTTGTCAACGATGCACTGATAAAAGAGCAGCTATATGTGTTTAACGGCTGGAATGATGCGCTTTGTCGCACGATGCCAGCTCTGCCGCGCAGTAGCAAGAATCCAGAGGATCTGGATACTACGGCAGAAGATCACGCTGCTGACGAGTTGCGCTACGCAATGATGCACGTTTATCGGCCCCACAAACAGGCTGATGAGATGCCGTACGAAGGCACAGGGCAAGAAGCGTTGGATATGTTGGATATGGGTTATGGCAGACGCAATGGGCGGTATGCCACGGCCTAACACTGCGGTTGGTGCGTTGAAACGCGCTGGCCCAACACTTGGAGCAAAGACGATGAAAGGTTTTCACGGAACCCCAACTACGACGAAGCCAAACAAAAGCGTCAAAGGCAGTGTAGTTAAGCCCAAGGCAGCTGGTAGCGATAACATGAAGAAGAGCGGTAAGGGCAAATAGCTTGAAGCAGCGCGAGATAGAGTTTTGGCAGGGCGCTATAGAGAATAGCCGCAAGTATATGCGGCAGCGCCATAAGACGTGGCGGCGGTTACTCAAGACGTATGAGCTTGACTTTGACGTGCCGGGTTTAGACGATGATAAGATCGTCAAGATCTCGCGCATGTATCCGTTGGCCCGTCAGATTATTGCCAGCGTCTCGTTTAACTACCCCCATGTATTCTTCAAGGTTGAAGAGCCGGGACGTGAGTTTGCCGCAGAGATATTAGAGCGCGTAGCCAACGCAGCACTAGAGCAGATGGACGCCAAGCGCGAGGTGCAACAGGCTATCTTCGACGCACTGTTTTGTAGCGTGGGCTGGCTCAAGTTTGGCTACAACCCACCCGGTGACAAGGATATTGTTGCGCCTTATACAATCAACGATGAAGCGGAAAACGACTTTCCGTATGTCCATCGTGTATCGCCATTTAATATCTACCTTGACCCACTGACGCCTCCGCACAAGATGTCCTCTGCGCGGTATATCATCGAGAAAATGGTAGTGCCGCTGGAGTTTGTGCGTGAAGACTCGCGCTTTGTAAACCGCCGTCAGATACAACCCATGTCGGACGACGGCTCACAAGATACGTTTCTCTATGAAACGCAAGACGCCGAATACTCAGACGAGCATGATGCGGTAACCTCTGCCAAAGTGCGAGGACAGATGGTCTGCCTGTATGAGGTGCATGACCGTTTGCATAAGAAGCGCATTACGTTCGCTGACGGCGTTACTGAGCCTATCGAAGAAGTAGACCACCCCATGCTCGCCATGGAGCCTGTAACGCAGCCAGATCCGTTTACGGGCGAGCCTATGATGACGGGTGAGTTTCAACCTGCCGGGGGGTATCTGGTAGACGGTGGTTTCCCGTATCACGCCATCAAGTTTGATCAGACAGAGCGCAGCTTTTACGGCGAACCGCCGATGGCGTACGTCGAAGATACGCAGAGTCTGATTGTAGAGTCCGTATCACGCCGCGCAGATCTACTCAAACGCTTTCAGCGCATCGTCCTTGCCTCACGCAGGGAGCGCGAAGCCAATCAAGATATCGGTGATACGCTAGAGACGGGGCGCGATGGTGAGATCATCTGGGTAGAAGATCCCAACACATCAATGCGCGAGATGAACTTTGGCAACCCACCGCCCGATCAGTTGGGCATTGAGTCCGATGCGCGTAGCTACGAAGAGCAAAGTCTCAACGTAAGCCAACTGGCGATGGGAGGTGGCCCGAAAGTCACTGCAACACAGGCCAGCTTACAGGCATCGTTTAGTCAGATCAACCGCGAGTGGATGCAGCAATCGGTAGCCAACGCCTATCGCTCTATTGTGCGTAACACGCTGCGTATGATGGCCGATGATCGCTACACGCCAGAGCAGTTTCTGGTCAACGTAGCGCGAGACACGGAAGATCCGGTATACGAAGCGGTCACAGCAGACCTATTGCGCGTCCGATACAAGATCGAGATCAACGCAGGGTCGATGCAGCCACTGACCGAGCAGCTAGAGCGTCAAGATGCGCTGCAACTGTTCAATTACACGATCAATCTGCCCGAAATCAACAGGATCGAAGCAATTAAGGGGCTGCTGTCTACTTTTAGAGTCCAAGATCCCGAAAAATACCTCGGAAACAGAGAAGACGGCGATACGATCAAGGCGGCAAACCTTGAAAACGTAGCCTATCTGATCAACGGTGGTGATCCGGGCGTTACACCGAACGAAAATCACCAGTTACACATACAAATCCACGGCCAGATACAGCAGTTGCCGCAGTTTCAGCAACTATTACCGCAACAGCAGCAGCAAGTGTTGCAGGTCGTGCAGAATCACGTTGCACAGCACCAGCAATTCTTGCAACAAATGGCCCAAGGCCAAGCGCCGTCAGTCCCAACTGGTTCAGATCGCTCCGAAAGCGAAGGTAGCATTATTTCGTTAGTGCGCAGCCAAGCGCAAGAGGTCAGCCAGCAGTTACAAAACGCACCGGGGCAGGGATAGGCCATGGTTTTACACGATTACGAGTGCGAAAAGTGCAACCACCGGCAAATAGACGTGCCATCGGCTACTCATGCCCAGATACAGCGCATAATTCCGTGTAACCAATGCGATGGCACAGCGCGAATGATCTTTGTAACCAGCAATTTTATCCACAACTCGCACTCTGGTATGTATGGCAAGTTCCACGCTGGATTTGGACAAGTTGTAGAGTCATACAGCCATAAACAAGAACTGTTGAAGAGATACAACGTGACCGAGAGCGCCGATAGCGTTGGTGGCTCACGGAATCACATTAGCTCTGATGTCACTAACTCTGCTCCGCGCAATACCGACCCAGCCTCGTTTGGGAACACGCCCGAAGAGGCCGTCGCTGCTGCGGAACAGGCTTATAACGAGGAGAACAAGTAGTATGTCCGAAGCGATACTGGATCTGGACTCCAGCGCAGACGACTCGTCACCCGTAGCGGACTCATCTACGGAACAGTCAACCAACACGGTTGAGTTGTTTTCGGATGACACCTCTGCTCCGGCACAGTCTGATAGCACTGGACACTCTGACAGCGAATCGTCGGATTTTGACCCGGAACAGCATGACTGGCTGAGAGGCGATGTCAACACTGTTCCAGACCAATACAAGGGCTTAGTCCCGTTAGCAAAAAACCTACAGGCGCAGTTTACGCGCACACAGCAAGACCTTG